AACAGTACCGATGCGGCTATCTGGTTCACCAAGAAAGCGTTCAGCAATCGCTGGTAAAAGGTTCCCGATATCGTCCATGAGATGCGATCAGAATACGTTTTCTGACTGTGCAACAGGCTCAGGAGCAGGAGCCGGAGCATCTGCCTGGGCAGGGGTATCGACCCAACCGGCAATAGCAAATACTGGAATGGTCACGGTTGCGGGACCGAATTTCTGCCCTTCGTAACCCGTGATCTCGATGATCGCCGACTTGCCAGGGTTTTCCTTCGCACCGCTATCGATGTCTGGCCATAGCCATTTGATAGCGTGACGAGCCCCAGCCTGGTTAGTTGACCACTCGCGCCATCCATCGACCGGTGAGCCGTTTTTCTTGTTTAGCATCAACATTAGCTGGAAAGCAGGTTTGTGCGGATTGCCGTCTACATCGTTCGGCTTGTCAATGGTTGTCCCGGCAATTTCAGACCAGACCCAATGCGGAGCTTCTCCGGTTGCCAGCTTGCCCCAGCCGGTCTTCAGACTTTGCGGATCAAGCAGAAACTTTTGCACGTCTGCTGACACGCCGTCGATTTTCCAATGCGGCGTTTCCTGCGCCTTGTAGCTGATGTATTCCGTGCCGCTACCGCCGTCGAATACTGATAAATCCATTAGTTTAACTCCTTCGCTTGTCCATTGGTTTTGATTGGGGTGGTCTGTTTCGGCTCATCGATCAGAGGCCGCAGCTTTTCGAGCATTCTCTCGGCGATAAGTTGCTCTGCCCGGTGTTTGGTTTGAGTTTTCTCAAGAAAGTTGAGCAATTTTTCGACTTCTTGCAGACGAGCCTCTTGATCGGCCTTATCAACGATGAGCTGCTGCCGCCATAATTCGACATTGTCCTCGACCTGCTCCACGCGCTTATTTAGAGCTTCATTTTTATAATCGTCCTGGGGCAAATGCCCGAAATAGCGCCCCCTGGTGGTCCGAATTTTACCCACATTATTGTGGCCGAGTTGCTTCGCGATTTGCGTATCAGACCATCCGTCGTGGTATACGCAAATTTCCTTGCCAGCCTCAGTTTCGTGAGTGTCTGAATGCTCCGAGATAAGTAGAAGCACCTCGCGCATTTGCTTACCGGTATTTTTTCCGATGACTTTCATAGTTTTCATTCTCCTTTTGCATGATCGGTAACGCCGATCTCGTATTCCGGTTCTGCCGGAAATTTCTTTGCGAGCTCCAACCACTCGAGGATCAGCTTCCAGGTTTCCCAGGGAAGGACCGTCAGAGTTTTCTGGTTGTCGTCTCGCAGGAATAGGATGTCGGCGCCGCCTTGTTCGAGCGCCTTATAGAGCCGGGTGCATTGCTTGCGTGATCGCTTGCATTCGCCCAGGAGCCCAGCGATTTGAATGTCGCAGGGGAACCCGGCAATCGCTCCGCTGCCTGGCTGACGCCTGGACTCAATACCCAGGGCGCGATGCGCTTTTACGACTTCAGTTTCGTAGCCGGTGCCTTTGGCCTTTGAAAAGCTCATGAAATGCGCCGCGCGGCGTCGGTGATGCGCTTCAGGTCATCCTCGACCGTTACTTTTTGGAGCTCACGGCGCAATATTTTTTCGACCAGGCTCGATTGACTGCGCCTATCTGCCTTTGCGGCAATTTTTATTTGATCGATAACGTCTTGAGATAATGAGAACTTTTTTTGTTTTAACATTTATTTTCCGAAAGGTACCGTTTGGGGGTTGTATAGGTACCCTATGGGGTTTATATAATCGAGTGTGATGTTTGAGAAATTATTGAGAAGGAACGAAGACATGGAGATTTTCTACGACGCAAAGGACTTCGAGACCGCTATCGAGGTCGATAATTATCCCTGGGGATACACGCTCAAAACTAAGCGGCGGTATTGGGTCGAGAGCAACAAGCGGGGCGACCGGGCGGTCTACGTCACCATGAACCCCAAGACTGGGAAATGGTGCAAACCTAAAGCCAACACCTATAGGGCGGTCCTTGCTGTTACTCGGGACGACGACACGGGGCGGGTTGGTTTCCAGGGGGTAAGCAAATACGCCGCCGCCGACGAGATTGCCGACGCTCTGGACTGGATGGACTTCGAGAAATTGAACGACTTCCAGAAAGCCGAGATCTGCAAGCTCAACGCGATGGCCGAGGTTTTCGAGAACGTTACCTGGAACATTCGGAACACCACCGAAATGACGGAGGAGGAAAAAGCCAACGCCGACACAAAACAGGCGGAAACGGAAGCGCTGATTTGTCGGGCGGTAAACGTCAAAACGGCAAATTGCATGACTAAAAACGGTTTAACCCAGGAGGGATGACGATGAAGCAAGTAAAAATTGAGACCCTGAAAAAAGGTGAGCTATTTTGGCGTAAGCCAGAGGCAAAAGCGCCCTACGTAGCTGATGGATACAACAGGTATGACAAGAAATACGAAGGTACTTATTGGGAAGACATAGGCAAAGGCATCTCATTGCCTAAAGGTAAAATGGTTTGGACAGGAATAACTTTCTAAAGGAAGCCGAGGGATGACGATGAACATTTTGACACCACCGACCGACTACGCCGCTGAGCTCTTTGCTCTCGGGTTCAAGGCAACGAGCCGCGAGGACAGCGACGAGATTGTCACCGGGCTGCGGAAGTACCCAGGCGCGACCGTCGATTACATGGCCGAGGTTCTGAACGAGCTCGAGGAACTTGAATACGCAAACGAGGAGACCACCAGATGAATTACTTCATGCAGCAGGAACTGGAAGCCGAGTTTAACGCTCAATTCGATTACGTTCGTGAAGCCAACTTTGGAATGGTCGAAAGCCTATCTGCACTGGCCGCAGAGGAGAGGGACCGAGAATATGAATGCAACAATGACGAGATGGACGCAATGGAGGCCCGGCAAGGCCCGCTCTATTATTTTGTTCCAAATCTTAATGACCCTTGGTGATCCTACTGACGAGGAGGGATGACGATGACCAACCGAGCGACCATCACCCGCATGACTGACGAGATCCTGGACATCGCCGAGGCGAACGGGATCGACGTTAGTTGGCGGGAGAACTTGGTGACACGGACAGCCGACCGGAAGGGCACGAGTTACGGGGGAAAGAAAAACGGATTTCCTTATCTGAGCGTCGCGCTTAAAAGCACTGGCTGGACGTTCAAACCAAACGCTATCAAATTCCAAAATTATCTCGACTACCTGGTAAAAAGCCACACTCCAATGCGGGACAAAAAACGTTATGGAATGACGATGGTTGAGGTGGCCAAAGGCGCTGGCGCCTGGTGCGAATACCGGGCCATCGCCAAGGATCCAGATATAGGTGACCTTTACGGTGAGCCGGACGACGAGCTCAAGCCCCTGGCTGCGCTTCTCTGCCATGAGGTTGCCCACGTTATTGATTACAACAGCGGGGAGCTCGAGATAGCCGGACGGAAATTCGGCCCCAGAGGCAGCGTCCACGGCACGAAATGGCGCGAGATCTACCGGCTGCTTCGGACCAGTTACGTCGCGACCGGTAAATACAAACCCCAGGTAATTGAATTTAAGCCGCCTAAGCGCGAAATGGGCCTGATTGGTCTGCCGCTTTTCGACCTGGTAGCGTGATGACTTTACAGAAACCAATTGATTCGTAATTATCCATAAAAAAATCGGGAGAATATAATGAACGACAAACAAGGCGTGCCCCATTCCGGGAAGTACGTTGCATATTATCGCGTTTCGACAAAGAAGCAGGGAGCCAGTGGGCTCGGCCTCGAGGCGCAACGCGAGATAGTGCAGACGCATTTGAACGGCGGCGATTGGGAAATCATCGGCGAGTTCACCGAAATGGAATCCGGCAAGCGCAGCGACCGTAATCGGCCAGAACTACGCGCGGCGCTGGATCTTTGCGAGGCCCAGGGCGCTATCCTGGTAGTTGCCAAGCTGGACAGGCTAACCAGGAACGTTCCTTTTTTATCCAGGTTAATGGAGAGCTCGGCAAAGTTCATCGCTTGCGACATCCCGGACTTTGGGAACCCCTCGCAGAACCGCTTTATGCTTCAGCTTATGGCTAACGTTGCGGAGTACGAGGCCAGTCTGATTTCGACCAGGACAAAGGCAGCGCTCCAAGCGTCGAAAAAACGAGGCACCGTCCTGGGCTCACCTACGCCAGAAATCGGATCTAAGCTCGGCACTAAGCGGGTAATAGAAGACGCCGACGCATACGCAGCGGAGGTCATGGTCGTGATTAAAGAGCTTCAGAAATACGGCTGCGACACGCTACAAAAAATAGCTAACGGTTTAGAGGCTCGCGGGATTGAGACAGCAAGGGGCGGGACTAAGTGGTACCCGAGCAGCGTGCGAAATGTAATGAACAGGAGTAGAGATCAATGAGAAATCACTACAAAAAAATCAGTCTCAAAACCATGAAATACACCAGCGACGAAAAAAAATGGACCGTAAAACCCGGCGCACCGCATCCTTTGAATCGACCTGTCACTTATTATTTTACCGAAGCGGAAATGTTCCGAAAAGCCTTCGCGGCTACGGCTGAAGGTAATTTGCAACGGATGAAAAAACCTAAAAAAAATGCTGATTGCCTCGCGTCTTTCTGGGAGCCTTCACCGGGGAGGCAAGTGATGCACACGATTTACCGCGACTTTGCATTCTACGTGCCCACGGTCAAACAACAGTTGGTCGCCGATCTTGGCGTATCTGCTCGAACGGGCCAAAATATCGTTAACAATTTAGTTGGCGAGGGCATTTTGATTGCCCGCTCATATGACACCGATAATCGAACAAAAATTTTAATCCCGTCCATTGGGTTTGTGGTGGCATACGAGCGCCAGATGGTAAAATCGATTATGCAAAGAAATTTAATCGTCGACGATGACGGGAAAAAGCTAAGAAGGAGCAATCTGATCCAGGCGTGCTACGAATTTGATCTGCTCCGGCGTGATTTTTATCCTGCGATTATTTACGATGCGCTCAATTTTCGGTTGGAGGAAAAGCGCGAAAACCTACACCAGCTGTACGGTTGAGGGAGATAGTGTCGCAAAGTGTATGCATAAAGTGTATGCACTTTTTGCACACGATAGTTGTTGCGCCCTAAAAAAAATAAGGAAACTATGGGGAAGAATTGGAGAACAAAAAAAATGGCGACCGTAAAAAACCCAAATGCCCCGGCACGAGGCGAAACGAGCGAAATCGTTGCAGCGCTCAAAGCCACCAAGCTGCAATATCTGCGGATTGATTATTCGCGGCACGGCAAAATGCGGGTTATGGTTCGCCGGCACGGGAAAACAATTCAGCTTCGTGCCAAACCTCTCACCCCGGAATTTTACCAGGAATATGGTATCGCCCTGGGCGAGTTGTCATCGATCACGCCTCTCGAAATAAACCTCAAAAGCGATACCCTGGCGTGGCTCATCTTGGAATATATGAGATCAGGTCGATTTGCTGTCCTGGCGGATGAAACAAAAAAGGTGCGGCGCCGCGTGTTAAATAATATTGCCGCAGAATTTGGTGATCTGAAATTTGCAAAGATGAACCGTTTTGACATCGAAAAAATCAGGGCACAAAAAATCGCCGAGCAAAAACCTGCGGCTGCTGAGCATCGGCGGAAAGTGCTCAAGCAAGTTTTTGTTGAAGCGACGGCGAAAGGGCTTATCACCCACGACCCATTTCACGGCGTCGAAACCAGTCGCGACAACAAAGCGCTTCGTGCAAAAACTCATGAAAAAAATGGCACCAGTTACACAGGCCATTGGACCTGGACCACCGAACAGGTTGAGCAGTTTTTTGATTACTGGCCATCAGGGACGACGCCCCATATTTGCATGGCTCTCATGTATTACCTGGGCGTCCGAATTAGCGATGCTCAAAAACTAGGGCCAAGGGACGAGTGCAGCGGTCGGATGATTTGGACCACCTCAAAACGTGTCGGCAAAAATAGCCAGGGCGTCGAGATGGATCTCCCGATCATTCCACCGCTTCGAGAAGCAATTGACGCGGTGCGATCTTCGAACCTGGTTAGCCTGGAAAATTTCGTGCTCACAAAATTCGGCAGTCCGTTCAGCCAGAAATCGCTAAGCCATTGGTTCAGTGAAAGGGCAAAAATGGCGGGGCTACCGACAGAGTGCACAGCTCACGGTGTGCGGAAAGCACTGGCAAAAAGACTTGCGGAAAGTGGAGCCTCGAGCTCAGAGCTAAAAGCTACATTCGGATGGTCGACGAGCAAGCTCGCGGATCTCTATACCGAACAGGCATCGAAAAAAGATTTGGCGACTTCAAGTTTAGAACGTATGAAAAACAAAGTTGTCACACCTAATAATTCAGATTTGTCACACCATTCATTTAACCCAAGGAAAAGCGGGATTGCGGGAAGTTAGTGGAGGCTCGGGCCGGACCACTCAAACTAGCCTAAATCAATGACTTAGGCGAAGGTGTGACAGCGTACACTTTCCGCAGTCCGTGGAGGATTGCATGAGAAACGTAGTAAAAAGCGTAATAGAATTTTTGGCGTTAGCGTCGATATTTTTGATCGGAATGGTCGTCTGGGTGATGACCCCATGACCGAGAAAGCACAAGGTAAACTCACGCCAGACGCCCAGGCAAGCGGATCCATGCTGCCATCATTGCTCGGCATCAACCCGTTCCAGACCCCTAACGACTGCCTGGTCAAAGGGTTTGCAGCTATCGACAATGGCGGCAAAAGCGCTCCTGGAGATTGGCAATATATCGAGGCCGCGGACTGGGGTAACAAAACTGAAAACCTAATCCTCGAGGAGATGGCCGAGCGCCTCGGTGTTAAGGGCGATTTCAACATCACAAAACCCTATCAACACCCGACATTGCCTTTGGCGGTTAGCCTGGATGGTATTGCCGAAGGGACAGGGGAGGTCATCAAAACCAATTACGATGCCGGAATATACTGTATCGGAGCGGACGAGATCGCCTTGAATGGTCCTGGTATCCTCGAGGCCAAGCTGACGGGAGCGCCGCCGACTGAATTTCCAGCGAAATACCGCGGACCGATCCAGGTGGAGGGTTGCATGATGTGCACCGGTTATACCTGGGCAGCAATCGGGACGCTCTATCGCGGCACCGAATTGCGGATCTACGTCGTCGAGGTTGATATGGCTTTGAGGGCTAAAATTACTGCCGATGTCCTTGATTTCCAAAAACGCATAGACGGCTATAAAAATTTTGGTGACAAAGACTGGTATCCTGCGCTGACCCCAAACGACGCAGCCAATACCTGGCAGCAAGCCGACGACGGGGATCCTCCGATAAAATTATCAGATGAATTATCGCAGCTTGCCCTGGAATACGAAGATGCGATGACTGCTTCGAGGGCTATTGCAAAGCTCAAACAGGAAATCACGACGCAGATAATGAACGGCCTGGGCAATAGCACAGAGGGATATGTGTACGAGGACGGGAAGCAGATTGGCAAAGTAACCTGGGGCACAAATAAGCCGCGGAACGGTTATGTCGTTAAGCCAAGAGCCGCCGCCAGGGCAAAAAGCATAAAGGTCGAAATCAATGGATGATTTTCTTTTCCCTAAAGACGTGACCCTTTTCAAATTTATCGAGATGGAAATGGGAATGCGCCATGTCGCGCCAACGCTGCATGAAATGGCCCTGGCTATGGGGCTCAAGAAAGTATCAGTTGCAATTGTTTCCCGCCGTTTGGCGCGGCTCGAGGAGGCTGGTTTAATCAAAAGGGTCTGGGGAAGGCACCGCGGATTAGTGATTACCGGGCGTTTGGAAAAAATTGGGTTTAATTTAGTTGAGGAATAATTGAAATTTTGCGCGTTTCTGAATCGACATAAGCTATTCTGACGTTCAACTTTTTTTGCAGGTCACTCCTCTTGCGATAGATTCGATCTGGTTTTTTGCGACCCGGGTTGATCCGTTTTTTGTCGCTCTTTGAGTCGAGCAAAATAATATCGCCAGCTTCATTCACGCAGATCAAATCCGCTGGGCCCTGGTGGGCCAAAGGTCGAAAAACGAAATACCCCAGGCGCAACATATACTCGGTTAGAATTGCCTCGCAGACCTGCCCTAGCTGGTGACTCTCAAACGGCAAGCGCGGCCATACGTTTTGATAAACGCTGCGCGCGTTCTGGCGTTTGCTCTGCCCACCGGCTGTCGAGCATCTCCTGGCTAACACCGTCCCAGAACCTTTTTTTCACCAGGTCATGCGTGTTATGAAACTTCATGAAGCGGCCAAGGCCCATTTGAAAACACATATTTGCCAGTATTTTCTGGACCTCGTCAGGTAGCTCGTCAAAGTCATCATGAACAATTTTGCAATCGGAGATCGTACGCTTGATATCTTTGTCAAAGAGTTCGTTGACGCGCTCAACAAACACAGGTGTTCCAACAGCCAGGTCGTATTCAGGATCCACACCAGCGATGCAGAGGTGTCCAATGCCCATTGTTTTATAGCCAATATGGTCCCGGTATATTTCGTACTTCACACCTTCGTCGGCAGCAATTTCTTCGCGTAATTCATCCAGGTTCATTTCGCTACCCCTTTGACCTTTTCCCAGCTACGCAATCCACCAAGACCCAGGAGCCCCATCAGAACGGGCATTAGCTCGCCCAAATCCATTTTTGGCAGGTCGATTAAATATCCAGACTGCGCTAACCCAAAAACTAAAATCGGCTGGAGGACGTAGGTGTACATAAGAGCAACGCCACACGTCCAACCGATGAATGGTCTCCACCCAGCGACAAACATCGATCTATGTGCAGCCTCGACTTTGTTAATGCCAAGCTGCGCTAGATCGACTTGGGCCAGGCTATCGGTCAGCTTGGCTTGAATTTCTCGCTCTGCCGCTGCTCGCTTTTCTTTGTCTTCCGGCAGAAAACGCCCAGCGACTTCCATCACGGACGGCAGGACGGCAGAGAGCAGCCCAATCATTTGCGCCTCGCCAATAAAATAATTGTGATAGTGACCAGGATTAAAATGCCCAGTTCACCAGGCGTGAAAACTACCGGCGGCATCATCATGGTTTTGCCTTTTTGTCGGTCATTTCGTTGTCCTTTCGCTTGCCACAGGGGGATGGATTCCGTTGTGCATTTTTCGCAGCGAAACAGTCTCAGATTTCAAATACGAGAGATCAGCTTGCATGGCAGCAGCGGCCATATGATCTCTCCGTAGATTTTCTGGACTGCTCATCTGAGCCAGTATGTTGATTCTTTGCTCTTGTTTTTCGGTGGATGTGTCCAGTGCATCAATTCGGCGATCCATACCTCGAAGTCTTTTTTCGATATCTGCCAGATTTTCCAAGATCACCTTGATCTGCATCTTGCCGATGGCAGCCGCTCCGGCCACAGAGAACAGAATCCCACCGACCGTGATGATCAGTCGAAGGTCGATTGCGCCTTCCATAACTTTATTTACGCCATTTGCGATACGTTTTGGTTTCGCGGATGCGGATCACAGTCCAAACGATACTCAACACGGCAGCTGTTGCGGGCAACCAACTCGCCAAGGTGGCTCCAACGACTGCCAGAGACGTGGCATCAAAACCTATTTTAATTTCTTCGTTCATGGCGCAGTCGGCCATGTGACGTTGCCTAACACGCCGTTGCTATCGAGGGTCGGACTACTGCTCGTGGAGGGCAGGTCTCTGAGTGCGACCCGATACGCTTTCCAAGCGTCTGTCAGGGTGAGGTCGCTGGATGCTCGCCAGTCACAATCTTGAAGAAGCGTGTCACGCTGCCTTCGCACCTCTGCCCAAATCTCTGAGGTTGTCGCCGCTGGTCGCTTAACAACAGCCGAGTTGACATAAGTGTCTTCAGTTGTCGTGTCATCTGGGACAGTCACCCACACTAAATCTTCATGGACCGGGAAAGTCGCACTGCCATCCGGTAATATCTCACAAATGCGCTCGTTGTGAATTAGGGCTGATTTAGTCATTATGCATACTCCGTCACAATTACAACTCCAGCAAAACCCACTCCACCCGGGTCACTAGCGTTTGAAGCACCGCTTCCGCCGCCGCCAAAAGAGGTTCCGGCTATTGGGTTGTGGCCGTTAGGCTCCGCTTCTGCGCCTCCTCCGAAGTAAGAACCTCCTCCAGTTCCTTGACAGGTACTGTTAGCAGCGTCAGACGAACCCCCGCCATTACCTGTACTATTTAGATCGCCTCCAGAACCTACACCACCACTGCCGCCATTTCGACCTGATCCAGCAGTGCCTCCAGTAGCGGATAAGAGTGATCCAAAGGAAGTAGTCCCTCCAGCGCCGGTACCACCTGCTCCGATTGTCACAGTCTGAGAAGAATAACCACTAACGTCGAGCAATTCTCTTGCATATCCTCCACCGCCCCCGCCAGCACCACCGTTGTCTGTTCCAGGGCCTGCATTAGCGCCTGCACCTCCTGCGCCACAAAGCTCAACCATTACTGAGGTGACCCCAGCTGGTTTATTCCACGTCCCGCTGCTTGTAAAAACTTGTACTGAGGCTGGTGCGCCACCCCCCGCCGCAGCAAAGACCGGCACGCTGCCAGCGCCCTGACTAGTCAATACTTGGGTAGCGCTGCCAGCGGCCACATAAGCCGGATTCCCACTGGCGTCGTATGTAATGAGATTCCCATCAGTGCCGCCAGCCATTTTCGCCAGGGTAATCGCATCATCGGCAATCATGGCGGTTGCAATCGTGGACCAAGCCGGGTCGGTGCCAGCGGTGGTGAGGACAGTGTTGGCCGCGCCGATAGCAAGGCGGTCCGCTGCCGAAGCACCTTGCGCCAATAGATCGCCGCGTGTGGTGAGTGATGTTACACCCGCACCCGTTGCGCCCTGTGAGCCCGTCGCGCCAACGGGGCCAAGGGGGCCAGATCTTCTAATAGTCCAATCGCTTAAAGTTCCTGATCCCCCAACATTTGCGGATGTGAGGGTAAGGGTTGTGCCGGAATAACTGGCCACCTGCCCGTGCATATAATTCGCGGTATTTGCATTAGAGGTAGCCAGGAGAAAATCACCGACCTGGAAGGCTAACCCTGCCGCTACTGTAAATGCCTTGGCTCCTGTGCCTATCGCGAGACTGGTTGTTGATGCCGCACCGCTGAGTGTCGTGGCTGTCGCGGCAGACGTTGTTGCGCTACCCGCCGAGGCAGTTGCGGAATTTGCACTTGCGGTCGCACTACTTGCGCTTGCCGTAGCCGAGCTTGCTGCCGCCGTAGCCGAGGTTGCTGCTTCACTGGCCTTCGTCGTCGCTGTTGTCGCCCCAGCCTCCATTGCGGCTAAAGTTAAAGTAGAGACAGTCGGATCCCCATCGCTATCAAAACCGAGCACCTTGGTTGCCCTGGTTGCTTTCGCCGGCAAACTCATATCGATGCTGGTCGGATCCGTGACCGGCGCCTTGATTGCGCGATCAGCATCCTCTGACGTTTGCTGTGCGAATATCGTTTGACTATCGAGTTCGGTATTCAAGCTCGAGGCCAGGAGATCACCAGCGGTCACAAAATCCGTTGTTCGTTGGATTGCCCTGGCGCCAACGATGGTGATGGTGTTGTCGCCCGTCGCGGCGTCCACAAGCGTAACGGTGCCCGTGCCAGCACTGCCAATTGAAACAGTGTAATTCGTTGTCAGCGTTAGTTTTGTGGCGTCTTTGTAAACATCTAAATCCGTCTGAATAAGCACTGGAAAGTTAAAGGCGTAGGGGCCGGTGCCGGCACTGCCAGACAAAACAGTACGCCGCTCAACTGCCGTGATGGGATAATCAGCCATTCGATGGATCCTTTTGGGTATTGTAAACCATAATTAAATGAAGCCTTTTCAATTTCCTAATGCGTTGTCAAAATTTGGTGCCCGGTCGGGGGTGCGTTGTCCTGGCCCCCACCAATGTTTCTGGCCATAAACTCGTTCATACATTAGATTTTTTCGGCGATATTTCTTTGCAGCGTCAGGGTCTACCCAATCTTGCAGCCGATCATAAACCTGCCTCTCGAGGCCGAGGCGCAGATACCATAAGGATGTGCCTGGCATATATCTTGTAGCAAACCTCAACGCCTCCGATGCAAAATTCCCCTTTTCTCCCTGGGACAATTGCATTGTGTTTCCCGCAGTTAAGTTTCGGAAATCATCAAGCATCCCAATGGCTGGCCCTGCTGCTGTGCCCATGAGCCCACGACCCATCCGGTTCACACCACCGAAAAGTAAATCGCCAAATATTCCAAGACTGCCACCTTGCAGTAGAGCAGCCCCCCAGAATTTTGTTGTATTCATCGGTCGCGGGTCACGCCCTTTGCTCATATCTTTGAGTTGCAGCGCCAGAGCGCCCATCAACGCGCCGCCGATTAAAAAATTTGCCATATATTTCGATTTGTTCATATTGCCATCCATCAACATGTAGCGGTGGATGTGCTGATGAAAAATGGTCACTGGAAAATTTTTAAACTGAGCCATGCTTCTGAGCAATTCGCCGCCCAGGGATCCCGCTCTTGTGCTGCCGACCAGTGTTGCCCTGGCGCGGGTCGAGGAAACTGGAACGGCTATATCCGTCAAAGTTTCGACCATAGACATTGCTTGAGTTTGTATTTCCCTGGCAACGCCTGGCGGGAGATCTGTCCGTTTCTCAATATCAAGAAAACGCAAAACCTCAATACCGCTTTCTGCGTCCTTATAAAGAGGGGTTGAGCGAATGATATCCCATTTGTCGCTTCCAATCCCATTTTGACGCATCATCTCTTGCAGACCATCGTCTAGCTTGTCGAACCCTTTGTTGATGTTGTCGGTTATATAGCCGGTGAACTCCATCCCAAAGGATTGCCGACCGGCTTGTGTCCAGGGCGATAGTCCAGAAATACGCATCACCGTGTCAGATATCCGCCGCGTAACTTCTGGGCCGGTGACTTCGTCAAACATTCGGGCCTGGGCATAAGCTGTTTGAATCCAATTGTCCGCACCAAGACCCAGACGCAGAGCTAGACGGCCTCGTTCCTCAATACCTAAAGGCTGAAATTCCGCTAAAATCCGGCTCAGCGCTTTGGTCTGAGGCATCCCAACCATCATCGCTGCCATCCGTTGCGTACTAACGTCGCTGATAGCGGTTAAAAATGCCCCACCTAATAGGCCAGCGTTTAAAATATTTCGTGTTCCCGCGCCCCAATCAGCAAAGGTCTGGTTGTCAGCTACGTTTGCTCGACCGGTAAATATATTATACATCGCGTCAAATTTGTTAATATCACCCCCGGTTTTGCCTTTTAATTTTTTGTTGCCCTTAACGTCATTCGCAACTTTTGTTTTTAATGCGCTCATCATCGCTGTTGGATTAGGCCCGAGCACTTCAAGCAGCGCGATATCGCGGCTCATGGATTCGACGTGTTTGATCATTGTCGCAAAAGGATCGGGTTCGCCAAATTTGGCTTGATACTCGAGCCAGGAATCAGGGTCTTTAAATACCAACCAACGACTATCCAAACGCCGGTTTGCCAGGCTTTTGCCACCGCCTCCGAATTGCGGAGTTTTGATGGTTACCCCTGTGTCGGTGATATTTTTGTAAGTGTCCGAAAGTGCGAGCTCTAACCGTTCCTGGGAAATTGGATAACCGGTGACCTCATCGATCATTTTATCCGTATCAAGTTTATTGCGAATAAAATCTTTCCATTCTTGCTCGGAAACTTGTCTAACCTTGAGCATATCGTGAGTTTGCGGAAGCCCCCAATCTGCTCGTTTTGGTATCCTCATTCCGGCAGCATTGGCGCGTTTCCGTAAATTCTCCGCCACGATTGACCAGGCTTCTGCCATTTCTTTCGCCGCAATATTGCCCGTATCTTGGCCAAAGATTTCTCTGATTAGGGTAGGGAGCTCGGCCCTATGACTGGTTTGCCCGACAACCCCCTTGCGGAATCGGCCTAAAATCGAGCTCATCTCCGCGAAGGCTGCTTTCCTGGTCGAATTGTAAACACTGTCCAAATTTGAGTAGGTGGCTCGTGGGTCCGTGCTAACCAAAGCTTGCAATGCTTTACCAGGTGTCCCAGCAAATTCATCGATTCCACGCTCGAGTGTTCGATAGCGTTGTATCTGTAGTAATTTAACGCGCTTGTTATGTGCCGCGTCGGATTTGAGTTGATCAAATGTTTGTCGTCCTGCTGCCTGGGCAGCGGCCTCTGGCGACATCGTTTTCAACAAATCATCGTAGCTCGCTTCAAAAAGATCGCTTGCCTCGCGGCCCTGGGCTTCCGTGATTGCATTTTCTTTAACGCCGTTCGCGATGCACTCGAGTAAATCGCTCATACGCAACCCTCCAACCGCTTAATCATATTTTTATCCTGGTCAAATTCTTGGAGCATTTCTCGAACTGTCTGGTTTTCGGCGACCATATTGCCATCAGCATCGACTCTTTGGCCGACAGGGATATCCATATCAAGCAGGTCGCCTTGTCCACGCGCAGCGGTATCAAACAACCCTTCATCCATAGGTCGATTGCCGCCTGTCAGAGGTGCATCAACAGCAGCCTGGGCGCGTGTGGCGTCAGTAATAGGCTCGACGCCTTCGACTAAGGTTTGTTGGCCTTGGGGGGTGGGTTCTGTCGCATCCAGGCGATAAGGCTCTCGTCCGCTAACCTCTGATCCTCGTCGTAGTCGTAAGTCAACGTCGCGGAGGGGGCTGTCTGGGCCTTCATCAAGGACGCCTTTTGCGCTGTCGATGGGGCTTTCGTTTTCGATTTGGGCATATCTGTCTGCCTTTGATTTGACTGCATTATATGTGATCTGTGGATTATTACCAACACCACGCACAACGTCTGGCGGTATCAATCTGCCGGTGGCAATGAATCGGCTAATCATGCGTTTATAAGCAGTGTCGGCGCTGACCTGCATCAAAATGATATCGACCTGATAGCCGTTCTCTTTTAACTGCGCGATGATAGGTTCTATTTCGCTTAACGCCTTACCTGTGCGCGGTATTACGAAATTATCGCCGTTCGATATAACTTTACGCAAAACTTCTTCGGCCAGTGTGGTGCTTTCTGCGTGAACAGCCGTAGCGCCAATCCCGTCATCATATTCGGGTAATACCTTTTTGGCTTCGTCACTATCTACAATTGCCGCGTTGCGCGCCTGGGCGACTTTGTTGGCGAAATAGGATTTACCGCTGGCAGGAGGGCCGAGCATGATCGTCGCGCGACGGCCTTGTTCGATCTGCCCAGGGAAAGTTTTACCGTCATTCTCCCAGCCCAGCCGTTTGGCGTTCTCATATAGGCGCTGCACACCGGCCTCGTAACCGACAACCGTTTCATCGCCAAAGCGAAACTCTCGACCAGCGCGCCAGGCATCGCCGCCATAGCCATCGGCCTCTTTTGTGAGAGGGATTGCCATAGCGCGCTCGAGGGCGTCCGTGACCGCTGGATGCGCGTCTATCTGTTCCGGCGTTGCACCCTCATCGATTATGCGCCCAAGGTCTTCCCGCAGCGCTACATCGGGCTGAGCGGCCTCTGTGATCTCCGTTTCCTCGCGCAGCGTTGTTTCGGCTGCATCGGCCTGGTCCTGAGATCCTTTGCCATTTGGCTCGTCAAATTCGTCTAGCCGTTCTGGACCTGCTGCGAGGCGATTACCTTCCTCTGCAACATCCGCGTCGATCCTTTCAAGAGAAACTGTTCTGCCATCGACATCGCCTCCGTCAACTGCTCGTCGGACAGCATCGGCGACAGTTCTGCTTGTTTCGGCAAGACTCCTGCCTTCTGCAAATTCTCTCGCGGCGAGGTTGAGGGCGTCTGATATTGGCCCTTTTTTGTCGGCTTGCGCTTTGATGATTTCGAGCGCTTGGGCATCGGTCATACTCCTTTGAACGTTCGACGCTTCGTCTAGTTGGTTGCCTTCGGTTTCAATTCGTTTTTGGTTTTCGACGAGACTGTTAAAAACACGCCGATCATTTTTCAATAGTTTCAGCGTGGACTCTAAAACGCGAGCTCGTTCGAGGAAAAGCGATTGAGTAAATTCTTCAGCCCCGAATAAAGTGTCCTGGGTAGCTGACTTAAATTCAGTGTCGCGAGCCTGGCGAATAATCGCCTCTGCCTGGAGCGCGTTGCTCGGCTCTGTTTTAGCTAATATTTGCAAAACGGCCATTTGCTTCTCAGGGTCGGGAACAAGTCTGCCAACCAGGGAACCATATTGCGCTGGGACAATTTCATTAATAATTAACCCAAACGCTTCATCACTCAGTTCAACCAGGTCACGCGCCTGTCTTACAAAAACCGACATGGCGGGGAGCTCTGCGATCTTGGCAGGATCTACGCGCAGGACTTTTGCCGCGTCGATTATTTGCGGGGGCGATGCGTGTGCCATGTTAGCTAATGCCGCAACGACCCTGGCTTGCTCCGGTGTGACTCCATCTGTTTCTCTGAGGAGGTGTGAATACAGAGGAATGTCTAATTCGGGATTTGCTGCTTTAAGCCGTTTTGCTAATCCGACTCGTTGATGTCCGTCTGCAACAAAAAGCCTACCATTGGCATATTCGTAGGAAATAATTGTTTGGGCAAAAATTGGGTTCC